AGTGACATCGTCAGTAGAAGCCGTAAGAGCGTGCTCAGGAGAAGCAACAATAGTAAGATTGTTGTCGCCTGAAACAGAATAAGTTCCAAGAGGTTGCCAGGTGGCAACCTGGGAATCTGGAGTTTGATTAGCGTCTCCTGTAACGGAGGCTACGTCTTCTGTGCTTGCTGTAGCAGATTGACCTGTAACGCTTTGTGTAATTCCAACAGCGCCCCATTGCTGGTCGCCCCAGCCGATAGCCGCGCCGGTATTAATATCAGTATCACGGTTCCAGCCCGTAGTCCTGGTTCCGGTTTCAGTTGTGTCCCCTAAACTTGCAGTTAATTCTTCTTCGTCAGTTAGCGTGACAGAAATAATTTGAGATGTGGATAAGATGGCGTCATCTGTGGACGCAGTTGCGTATTGTCCATCAGGAACAACAAAAGCAATACCGGCTGCCGTAGCATCCCCCGCCGTGGCAGTGGAATACTGTCCGGTGACAACAATAAATTGATCAGTGGAAACGCTTGAACCAGTACCTACAGTAGCTGTGGCGCTTTGACCTGTGACATTAATAGGCGCATATTCACTCCACGCACCTGAGCCCCACGTTTCACGTCCCCAGCCTTGAATACTGGCCATCTAAGCCTCCTTTACTAGGCTATTCTTAAGATAGCACTATCGTCTTCAGCATCAGGAAATGAAATTGTGAAAGTTCCAGCAGTGGAAGATTTAACTCCACCAAAATCTAATACACACACTGCAGCATTGGTCGTTAAACCTGTTACAGTTGAGTTATTGTAAATTACCGCAGCTTGAGCTGATATCGTTGCCGAGGTAAAAGACACGTCCGCAAAATCGACAATAGCAGTTGTATTATCCAATTTAGGAAAGGTCGCGACAACAGTGAGAGCTCCGCCACCGGCACTATACGTTCCAGAATTACTCACTTCATCTGTGGTATCATAAATCGTCGTTGTATTATTCAACGTGACCTCAGAGTCAAAAAGCGCTAATTTGAAAGAATTGCCAGTAGATGCGGTTAAATCCTGTAAGCCCTTTAATATTTCGGTCTTAAACGATTTGACAACACATTGTTCAATAGCCATAGTTTCTCCTTAAAAGTTATGGTTGTGCAGACTCAAGAGGTATTCTCAAGACTCCATCAAAATATTCACTTCGTCTTCGTCGTCCCTGTTGCTCAAGGGCAAATACTTTCATCGCCTCTTGAAAAGATTGTTGGTACATCTGCAACATCTCAGCAGGTCCTTTCAAAAACTTATAAGCTTCCACCAGGCATCCATAAAGAAGAACATCATTGCCATTCGTGCTCAACCAAGTTGAGCCTGAGGCTCCCGCGTCCTTTAGGCTATCCGGCATCTTATTTAAAGCAAGTTCTACTGTAAGTCCCGAACTTGGGGTGGGAGCGAGGTAAATAGTATCATTATCCCAGTTTCCATAATACTTAGGTACGCCCGATGTATTTCTATTCTTATTATATTCTGTAAGAAAAGACAAATCTTTTTGAATTAAATAGCTTCTATTCGCAGCACTGTCTAAAACCTGAATCCAATCCACACTAATAAAAGTAGTGGAAATGTTGCCTGGCATTGAAAGAAAAGGATTGTCCTTTGTTAAATTTCCTGTTTGATGGGATCGGGAAACATCCAGGTCAATAGTCCGAAAAACACGTTTTTCAGTATTATCTATCATCGTCCCTATGATAGAATCAGTCAGAACATTGCTGGTGACTTCGGTATAATTCCGTATGTCTGTTTGAATTTCGCTTAATGTTGCCATGTTACGCCGTAATTGTTACTGGTCCCGCGCTTATTGATCCTCCACCAGCTTCACCTGTTATGCTTGGGGCCGTTGTAGAGACAAAAGTATAAAAATTATCATCTACCTTTGTAATAGTATATCCATCAGCTAAATCAATTTCCGATGCCAAAATTCCAAAAACCGTTGAGGAATTCCTGAATCTAACAACATCATCTGTAGATCTCCCGTGATCGGGAGAATAAACTGTAATGGTCGTATCACTTGCTGTGGTTCTAAAAGGGTTCAACGGCAGTATCACGGGTACCGCGGGCGCTACGCGCGCGGGCCTCGGATCACGAAGGGCGATGGGATCATTGCCAATGCGAAAAGGACCGAGCTGTGGTTGCTTCGGTTCGTATTCCGATTTATGAACAATATATCCATTCCATTCCTTGCGCATTTCCAAATACGGAAATGCTACTCCACTTCGGTCTGAAATTCGCAGTGCGTGTTTTCCTTTTGCAAATGCCATTAGAATCCTCCCAAATATCCTTGTGCAGGAACAAGATGAATACTGGCCCTGGTTGCATCCTCTGCTGCAGCTCGGGCGAATTCTTCTTCATACACTTGTTTGAGTAATTGTATACGATCAGGCGCTCTTTTCATAGCGATATAGTAAGCTAATCCGCACACCATCGCTGGAATAAAACGGAAAGGAAGATCAGTAGTGTTGCTGTAGGCTCCCGCGTCTTCAATACGACGCAAGGCATAATATTTAAATGTGTAGGTTTTCGTGTCATCGGGAGATGTATAGACATACAAGGTTGGCACCAATGTTCTTTCAAAATACCACTCCGATGGTTGTCCTGTTTCTGTTTTCTTGGGAAGGTCCAGGTAAGACATACGGCTGATGCGATCAACCGCATAGTCGTTCGTTCCATTGTTGACAACTGCTGAGAGAATGTCAATGATGCCCTGCTCCTCGTTTGAAGAAAAATTGTAACTTGGCTGACTCGCCACTAATGTTTTAGATCCCTCGGTAATTTTCCAGAGGTTCAATCCGCGGTTAGCCCATTCAGCAAACATGATGTTCAATGAACGGCGAGCGGTTTCTAAGTCATATCCCTTTCGCGTCTGGAGTCCACAGCGCTCAAAGGCCTCTTCAATTATATCATCAATCTGAAGATTAAATTCTGTAGTCCCTGAAGTCGGCATGTCATCCTCGTTTTCTTCTCATCTTGGCAAATGTTTCCGCCAGACGAGCTCGTTGACCAAGTTTCCCGCCTTTCTTCGCTGCTTTAGCTAAAGTTTTTTTAGGTATCTTTTTTCCTTTTTTAGCACCCAGAGAACGACGAAGAGCTCCTGGTTTTTTAATCGCTTTTTGGATCCACTTCTTATCTGCCACCGGTTTTTCCGTTCACTCCGTTAAAAACTTCAGATGGTTGCTGACCCATTTTAAGTCTTTTATGCATCGGAACGTGTCCTTGCGGTTTAGAAGTATCTTTGCCCTGTACCACGCCTCGTGGTCCAACAGGAGTGCCGTAAGACTTCGTAGTTTTCGAAGATTGAACCGCAGCCCTTGTTTGAGCAGTTGAGTTAAAATATTCTGGCATATTGCCTCCTTATTCTGTGTAGAAGACTACGCAGCCTGCTGTTTCCGCATCAGCATCTACTGTAAGTCCCGTTTTAAATAATACTCCATCCGCTGGAATATAGGTATTAGCATTAGCACCACCAGGAATAACAAGATCCATAATTTTATTACCACCGGCGATAGCGCCAGTGGTTGCACAATCGTGAAAGGCGATGGTTGTTGAATCAGTCGGCAATGCCGCCGCGTCATACCCCCGAAGCCTTCCACGCTTTGCGCTAATTACGGTGTTATTATCTCCAGCAGTAGCATTTTTTGCTAGAACTAAAGTTGTCATAATGTTTTTCCTTTATAATTATTACGATGCAAAAGCAAAAGCACCAGTTACTGCTAACGCGTCACTTGCAAAATCATAACCGATAGTCCAAGTTCCCTTTTCAAAACATACAAAGTAAATTTTACTTCCAGTAGTAAAAAGGTTTGTTGCTACATCTGCAGGTGTATATTCTAATGAAGTTTCACTAGCAGCTGAACTATCAAAAGAAACTTCCGAAGCAGCTCTGCTTTCAATTATTGAACCGGTTTTAAAAACATCTGAACCCGCACAATCAAAGATAAGTTTTGCTGTTCCACCTTCTGTATCTTTAGCTTGAACATAAACTACAATTGCACCTTGCGCTGCTGCTGGTAGTGTACAAGTAGCTGCGGCTAATCCTGTGTAATTCATGTATGAAATAGTATCGACAACGAGCGTTACGGTTGTTCCGGTTGCTACATCAGATAAAGATAAGCCAGTTAAATCTGGTTTAACTGAACTATATCGAGTTGTATATGCTCCAGTGGAAGTGTTTTTAATTGCTACTTGAAAACCTTTTCCCGATCGTACTGGCCCATTAAATGTTGTTGATGCCATAATATTCTCCTTTGGTCATATAGACCATTATCGCTACGCCGTCTCTATACCGTCTGCCTAGCCAGTCCGCGTAACTAAATTAATTACTAGGTTAATAAATTTATAAATCAAAAAGGGCGCTCTGTAAAGCGCCCTTTAAGCTGTTAATTAAGCGAAAGCTTAAGCACCATCAGTGCCGTAAATGCCTCGAGCGTCAGACCAGCCGAAACTGTATCTTTCTCTCGCTTTGTACCTAACGTTTCCTGTATCGAAGTCTCCTTCCATAGAGGTTGCGATAGGTGCTCTGTTAAACATTTTAAGCCCATTAGGAACGTCCGTTAACAGATACCACGCATCCGTGTCAGTTATGTAGTGATTCACCACATATCCTTCCGGAATCATGCCCATGTTTTTCATAGCATTGATATCGTTATCGGCAGTACTGCTACGCAGAGGGGAATTTAGAACTCTGTCCGCAATGAATTGCGTATTGACAGGAATTACTAATTTTCTTCCTCTTGCGGCTACTTTTAAACCTCTTTCATCAATAAACCCGGCGACATCAATGAGTCCCGTTTCTAAAGATGATTCATTTAAGTCAGCATCAGTAGTTGGTCTGTTTGCCCATGTACCGCCCTGCGTTGTCGCATGGTTAGTAGTACAAAGCATAGAACCGTCACCACCAAGATAACTGCCGCTAAATGCGTTGTTTAAAGTTGCTGCTCCTTTAACTTGTTTTGTATTCGCCATTGATCGAGCAAGAGCTCTTGTATAACGGGCTGAAAGCCTATCATACAAATTGTCCTCAATTGCCTCTTCAGTGATTGCGAATGCCAAAGCAATAGTTTCGTTGACGTAGCGTGCGGTGAAAGCCTCTTGCGCTTGATCATAAGCGATCGAGCTGCCTTCCGGTTTCACACCAGCACTACCAAAGCCAACGAGCATTACTTCTTCTTCGAATGCACGGTCAGATGATTCAATTGAGTAGATCTCTTCATGCTCACGGTCATAGCGTTCGTACTCCAGGCCAAATAGGGCATTCAAACCTGGCTCCAGCTCTTTGACGAGCTGCGATCTTGATATAGCCATATCTTATACTCCTATATTCCTGTTAAGGTTGTGTACGCAGATTCGTTGATTCTTACAACAAGATTTACGTTGTTAGACGATAAATCATTATTGTCGACATCAGCGGTTACATCCACAATTCTCAACTGTTCAGCCGTTGCTGCAGCGTTTGGCGCATCAATATAGCATGAACTTAGTCCTGAAGTCGTACTTCCGTTTGCATTTCCCGAAGTATTGGCGTTTGCCCCTATAACGGCTTGACCGGTTGTCCCAGCTACTGATTGTACTTCAAACAATGTGTTAGGATCGTCATAGACTTTCACTTGCACATCAGTTGAGTTGTACGTTGCAGTACCGGTAGGCCAGTATGAACCAAAAGTTGGTTCACCCTGAGCGTTGTCATAATAAAATCCTCCACAAACACCTAGAATGTTAGCAGTGGTATTATCCGTTGCTATTGTAATCATTCCGTTCGCTTGCAAAACCACAAGACTGCCTGTAAAGATGTTATTTGCTTCGCCGGTCGCCATTTTATAGGTGCTAAATCCTGACGTATTGTAAGCTGAGCCAAGCGTTTTCGCTGGACGAAGCC